CGTGATGGAAACCACGCACCAGACAGAGCCTGTTACGTACAGGGGGAAACACATGCCAGTTCTTTCGTTTAGCGCACCGCCATGAAGACCGTCTACGACATCCGCCGAGAAAACCTTCAGCGCCTGCTGGAAGAGCCCGGGTCGAAGACCGCGCTCGCGCTGAAGCTGGATGTGGTGCCAGGTCGCATCACGCACATGCTGACGGGCCACCGCAAGATCCACGAGGACACTGCCCGCGCGATAGAGGGCGCCCTAGGCCTTTCGGCCAGGCAGCTCGATTGCGAACCAGGCAGCGCGTCGACCGATGCCGTCGACTTCGACATGCTCATCGAGGCCGTCGCGGTCGCCCTTGAGTACCTGCGCGCCGAGGGCATACCGATCGATAAAGAGAAGGCGACCAAGATCGCGAAAGCGGTCTACGCCTACGGCCAGCAGGCCGGCGGGATCAACGCTCAAGCGATCAGACCGTTGCTGAAAATGCTCCTTTAAGGGTAAACACTAACCCCCATTCAAGGGGGTTTTTCTTGTCCTTCGTTTTACCGTTTGATAAAGTCCAGCCATCGATTCAGCGGAGCAGGAAATGCAAGTCGCCCAAGCCACCCAAGTCGCCCGCCTGCAGGCCGTGATGCGTGCCGCCGGCTGGGAGATTGCGCACGTTGACCTGGATCTCACGGGTCAGCAGCCCAAGGCCGAAATCAAGATGATGCGCGACGACGGTCGCTGGCTGCTCGCACGAGTCGACCAGTGCGGCCGCGCCACGGTGACTCGATTCCATCGCGAGCGCTACCTCGGCAGGCACGCGAACACCAAGGGTCGGCAACCACTGACCCCGATCGTCGACGATCAGTTTCTCGGCCGCTCGTCCTTCCCCGGCGCGCGGTCAATGCTGCGCGGGATCACGACCTATCTCGTCGAGAACGCGCTGCATCCCGTGGCCCTGTCCGACATGCGTGCGGGGTGGGCGGCCGTCATGGCGGCGCCTCTCCTGCTGGCGGCCTGACCCATGAACCGCACCGCGCTCGAGTCTGTTCTGCGCCTGCTGATCCACGCGCGCAACAGCCACGGCGCGCTGCGGGCCCAGATCCGAGCCGCTATCCGTCGAGACATCGCGCTGCTGCGCGCAACCAGGAGCTGAAGACATGGCCACCGCTGCTGAGAAACGCAACCTCGCCCGGCAGGTCGCCGAGCGCATGGGCCGGGTGCACACCGAGCTGGTCTTCGCCGGTTTCGCTGCCCGCTCGGCCAAGCTCCCGCGAGCCACGCGCATCGACAAGATGGCCGCCGACGCCGCCCTGCTGCGCGACTTCTACGCGCAGCTCGCGAAAAAGGTTTGACCGTCGCTTTACCATTCGATAAATTCTCTTCGTCACTAGACCTCAACTTCACACCGAAAGGTCCGACCCCATGATCGACATCACCCTGCGTTTCGCGAGCATCAGCGCCGCGATCAACGCCCTGAAGAACGTCCCCGAGGCCGACCTCGCCCTGGGCACCGCGCGCGACGCCGCGCCCTCGCCCGCCCCGGCGCCGGTCGTGAAGGCCGAGAAGCCGGCCACGGTAAAGCCGACGGCCGCCCAGCCGGCGGCCGCCCCTGTCGCTTCGGCGGCACCTGCCCCTACCACGGCACCGGCGCCCGCTGTCGCTGCGAAGCCCGCGGCTGACGCCGTCGACTACCCGACGCTGCAGAAGGCCGTCTTCAAGCTCGCAGGCATCAGCCGCGAAGAGGCCGGCGCCGCCGCGAAGACCTTCGGCGTGAACACCTTCAAGGAGCTGCCCGCCGACAAGTGGGGCGAGGCGCTGAAGGCCGTCAACGCCAAGATCGAAGAACTGTCCACGGCGGTGGCCTGATGGAGGCCGTCGCCACTGTGGATCCGGCGACGCGCGAGCAGGCTGTGGCGCGCGTCTTCGAGCCGGTCGACTCGGCCCGTGCCGTTTACCGCGGCATGGTGCTGGTCGGCCATCGTCGGTCGATCCCCGCCGGCACGATGTTCTGGGCCCTCCCCGGCCGCGGCTTCGCGACCACCCAGTCGCTGCGCGCGGGCGACCCGATGTTCCAGGTGCTCATCGCACCGAGCGACGCGGGCCTGGTCGAGCAGCAGGGCGTGCTGCGGGAAATCCTGCAATGAGCAAGGACTACGGCGGCCCCGCCTTCCCTGCCCCCGGCGGCAACTTCTCCGGCATGACGCTGCGCGACTACCTCGCGGCGAAGGCGATGGCGGCACTCGTCGCCGCCTTCCCGGCGGGCGCAACGATCGACATGGACCTCATCGCGCGCAATGCCTACCTGCAGGCCGACGCGATGCTGAAAGCGAGGATCGAATGAACGCCCGCACCGCCCGACTGCTGCGCCGCGTCGCGCACGTCGTCACCGTCACCGAGCACCGCGTCGCCGCGCTGCAGGGCAAGGGCGCCGTGCCGCCCTCCTACAACGCGCAGCTCGCCGAGCTCAAGCGCGCGTGGAAGCGCACGCCGCGCCCGCAGCGCAACGCCGCGCGCTGGCGCTGCGTGAACGTGTTCAACGCCATCGAGGGAGGCGGCAATGCCTGAAGCCCACAGCAAGCACAGCGCCTCGAACTTCGAGGCGAACACTCTGTGCCCGGGGCGGCGCGTGATGTCCAAGGGTCTGCCCGACCCCGGCAGCAAGTACGCCGACGAGGGCACGGCCGCGCATGCGCTGCTGGAGATGTGCCTCGACGGCAATGTGCCGGCCGCCACGCACCGCGGCAACCACTACGGTGTCAACGGCAAGGACTGGCCGTTCACCGAAGAAATGATCGCCGCGGTGCAGACCGCGCTCGACAACATCCACACCATCGTCGGCGACGGCATGCTGCTGTCCGAGCAGCGCGTCACCTACGCCAGCTACCTGGGTGTGCCCGACGAGGACGGCTGGGGCACGAGCGACGTGATTGCCGCGCGCGGCAACGAGCTGCAGGTGCATGACTACAAGCACGGGATGGGCGTGGCGGTCGACGCCGCGGACAACCCGCAGATGAAGCTCTACGCGCTGGGCGCCCTCGCGCAGTGCCAGGGCATCCTCGGCGACTTCGACACCGTGCGCCTGGTCATCCACCAGCCGCGCCTGAGCGAGGCGCCGAGCGAGTGGACGATGTCGGTGAAAGACCTCGAGGCCTGGGGCTACGGCGCCGCGCGCTCGTCGGTGATGACGCAGATGAACGCCGAGCGCCTGGTGCCCGCCCTCCCCGACCCGGGTTGGATCGACACCTTCCTGCGCCCGAACGAGAAGAGCTGCAAGTTCTGCCGCGCCAAGGCCACGTGCCCGGCACTGCGCAACGAGGCGGCAAAGACGATCTTCGACGGCACGGCGCCGGCCGACCCGGACGAGTTCGAGGCCTACGCCGATGGCGATCTCGCTACCCCGCGCCTCGAGCACGAGGCCGAGGCATGGCTCGGTGCGGTCCTCAGCAAGGCCGACCTCATCGAGGACTGGCTCAAGGCCGTGCGCGCCGAGGTCGAGCGCCGCCTGCTCGCCGGTGGCCAGGTGCCCGGCTTCAAGGTCGTGCAGGGCAAGCGCGGCAATCGCGCCTGGGCCAATGCCGACGTCGCCGAGACGGCCCTCAAGGGGATGCGTCTCAAGACCGAGGAGATGTACGACCTGAAGCTGATCAGCCCGACGTCGGCCGAGAAGCTGGCGAAGCCTGCCAAGAAGGAAGACGACCCGCAGCCGCTCATTGGCCCGCGCCAGTGGAAGAAGCTGCAGGAGCTCATCACGCAAGCCGACGGCAAGCCGCACGTCGCCCCCGTTTCCGATCCGAGGCCCGCCCTGGTGCTCACCAAGGCCGAGGATGACTTCGACACGGTGAGCACCGAATCCGAGTTTGCTTGACCCCCACTCCGCTTGAAAGGAATCACGACCATGACCACCGCAACTGTCCAACCTGTCGGACGCATCATGCTGCGCAACGTGCGCCTGGCCTTCCCGAAGCTCTTCGTCCCCGAGGCCATCGACGACGGCAAGCCGATGTACGGTGCCCTGCTGATCCTCGGCCCGGATCACCCGCAGCTCGGCGAGATCAAGCAGAAGATGCAGGCCGTTGCCAAGGAGAAGTGGCAGGCTAAGGCCGTCGAGGTCTACAAGGGTGTCGAGAAGGCCGACAAGCTCGCCCTGCACGACGGCGACACCAAGGCCCAATACGACGGCTTCTCCGGCAACTTCTTCGTCTCGGCAAACGCCAAGGAAACCGAGCGTCCGACCATCGTCGACGGAAACAAGAGCCCGCTGACCGCAAAGGACGGCAAGCCCTACTCCGGTTGCTACGTCAACGTGTCGATCGACTTTTGGGCCCAGGACAACAACTTCGGCAAGCGCATCAACGCGCAACTGCGCGGCGTGCAGTTCCTGCGCGACGGTGATGCCTTCGCCGCGGGCCGCCCGGCCGACTCGAACGAGTTCGAACCGGTGACCGAAGGCGCGACCGCTGAAGAGTTCGCCTGAGCGTTCGGGGGCGGCCACGTGCCGCCCCCTTTTTTGTGGTCATAGGTTGCCGGCTGCTGGCCTTCAACCTATGAGCACGACCGAAAACTGGCAAGACATCCCGGGCTTTGAGGGGCGCTACCAGGTCAGCGACTTGGGCCGCGTGCGCAGTCTGCCGTTCATGCAGCGCTACTTGCTGCGCAACGGGCGCGAGGCCTTCCGCCGCACGCGCGAGCGCATCCTGAAGGCACACCCGCAGAACAGCGGCTACCTGCTCGTGCACCTGTACCTCGACAACAAGCGCACCGCCGCGACCGTGCACACGCTCGTCGCGTGCCTGTTCGTGCCGAACCCCGACGACCTTCCCGAGGTGAACCACCGCGACGGCGTGAAGACGAACTGCGCTGCGGGCAATCTCGAGTGGTCGACCCGCACCGGCAACCTGTCGCACGCCGTCGACACCGGGCTGAACGCCACCGCCGTGCGCGTCGTGCATCCGGCCACCGGCGAGGTGTTCCCGTCGATCGCGCGGGCCGCTCGCGTTGCGCGCGTCAGCCACCGCACCGTGGCGGCTACTTGGGCCCGCGCATGAATCTCTGCTTCGCTGACATCGAGACGTTCAGCCCGGTGCCGATCAAGGCTGGCACCTGGGCCTACGCCGAGCAGGCCGAGGTGATGGTCTGGACCTATGCCTTCGGCGATGGGCCGGTGCATGTGTGGGACGCCACCGACGGATCGCGCATGCCGAGCGACCTCGCCGCCGCGATCGACAACCCCGAGGTGATGTTCGTCTTCCACAACGGCGGGATGTTCGACCTCGTCGTGCTGCTGAAGGCGGCTGGCATCGACATCGCTGTCGAGCGCCTGCACGACACGCTGGCCCAGGCGCTCGCGCACGGCCTGCCCGGCTCGTTGGGCAAGCTCTGCGACATCCTCGGCGTGCCAACCGACGAGGCGAAGGACAAGCGCGGCCGCGAGTTGATCCGCCTCTTCTGCACACCGAGGCCAAAGAACAGCACGCTGCGCCGCGCGACGCGCGAGACGCACCCCCAGCAATGGGCCGAATTCCTTGAATACGCCGCGGCCGACATTACGTCGATGCGCGCCGTCTACCGGCGGATGCCGGCATGGAACTATCAGGGCACCGAGCGCTCGCTGTGGCACCTGGACCAGGTCATCAATCGGCGCGGGATCCAGCTCGACCTCGACCTGGCACGCGCGGCGATCGCCGCCGTCGACAAAGAGAAGGCACGCCTGAAGGCCGACATGCAGGAGGCGACAGACGGCCTCGTCAGCGGGCCGAGCAAGCGCGACGACCTGCTGGCGTTCATCCTCTCCGAGCACGGCGTCGACCTTCCCGATATGAAGGCGGACACGCTGCGCCGGCGCGCCGAAGACCCGGAGCTGCCCGATCCTGTGCGTCTGCTGCTGAACATCAGGCTCGAAGCAACGAAGACGAGCACGGCGAAGTACCAGGCGATGCTCGACTCGGCCAGCCCTGACGGCCGAATCCGGGGGACCGCGCAATTCTGCGGCGCCTCGCGCACCGGACGCTGGGCGCACCGGCTGATGCAGCCGGGCAACATGCCGCGCCCTACTGCGGGCTTCGACGAGGAGCTGCAGGAACTTGGCATCGACGCGCTGAAGTCGGGGCACGCCGAGATCGTGGGCGACGTGATGCAGCTCACCTCAAACTGCATCCGCGGTGCGATCGTCGCGGCACCCGGGCGCAAGCTGGTCGTCGCCGACCTGTCGAATATAGAAGGGCGCAAGCTCGCGTGGCTCGCCGGCGAGCACTGGAAGCTGAAGGCCTTCCGCGACTTCGACGCGGGCGTCGGCTTCGACCTCTACGTCATGGCCTACGCGCGGGCCTTCAACCTCGACCCGGCAGACGTCGAGAAGTGGATGCGCCAGATCGGTAAGGTGATGGAGCTCGCCCTTGGCTACGAGGGCGGCGTCGCCGCCTTCATCACCTTCGCCGCGGTGTACGGCATGGACCTGGCAAAGCTCGCCGACGCGGTGCACCGCACCGCGCGCAAGGATGCGCTGGCCCGGGCCTACGGCGTGCACGAGTGGACGATGAAGAAGGGGCGCAACAAGGCCGCCGCTGGCTTGCCGCAGAACATCTTCGTGGCGTGCGAGGTGCTGAAGCACGCCTGGCGCGAGGCGCACCACTCGACCGTGCTGCTGTGGAACGCCGCGAAGGACGGCGTGACGAGCGCCATCCAGAACCCGGGCGTGACCTTCGACATCGGCCAGCACCTGAAGGCGCGCCGCGACGGCGCGTGGCTGCGCGTGCGCCTGCCCTCGGGTCGCTATCTCTGCTACCTGCAGCCGAAGGTCGCCGACGACGGGACGATCTCGTACATGGGCGTGAACCAATACACACGTCAATGGGCGCGGATCAAGACCTACGGCGGCAAGATCATTGAGAACGCCGACCAGGCATCGAGCCGCGATGTGCTGGGGCACAGCATGCCGCTGGCCGAGGCCGCCGGCTATCCGATCGTGCTCACCGTGCACGACGAGCTGCTGACCGAACCCGAGGACTCGCCGGCCTACAACGCCGCGGGCCTGGGCGAAATCATGTCGACCGTGCCGCCGTGGGCCAAGGGCCTCCCCCTGGCGGCTGCTGGATTCGAGGCCTACCGCTACCGCAAGGACTGATCTCTTAAAGATTTCGCTTGCGTCGCACTTTATCGTTTGGTAAATTGCTTTACCGGACAACAACGGAGAGATGGATGGCTAGGAAGCAACCGGATTTCACCGAAACGCTGCGCAGCGCGATGAGCGCTGACGACGTGATGGCACTGCGCGAGCGCAACGAAGCGCGCCGCCTTGCTGCGATCAAGGCGCTGGGCGAGAAGTACATCCGCCACCCCTCGCGCCGCATCACGCGCGTGGAGCGCCACGCATGAGCGCCGGCCAAGGACTGCGTGCGAAGCTGCGCCAGCTCGCGCAGCACCCGGCCGGCGTGCACAGCAGCAACCCGGATCTCGCCGAGTGGAGCAGCACCCAGATCGGCGTGCAGGGCCGCAAGATGGTGAAGCTGGGCCAGCTCTTCGCCGCGAAGATCAGCTACCGCAACGCGCGCTACTTCGCCACCGCCGAGGCGCGCGACGCCTTCGTGCAGGCCTACCTCGACCGCAAGCAGACGCGCCGCGCCGCGCCGGTCAAGGCTGACGACATCGTGGCGCCGTGGTCGGCCAGGGCGGCGATCGCGTACCACAAGGACTTTCGCTTCACCGCCTGCCCGTCGCCCGCGCCGCGCTTTCGCGAGCACACGTTCAGCTTCATCCACTCGGGGCTGCGCTGTGCGTAACGACTTCGCCGACACCGTGGCGGATGTGCACTTCCTCGGCGAAGGCGCGCCGGCCGAGCCGGTGCGCGCTCCCGAAGAGCCGCCCCCGCCGGCGGTGATCTTCACCTCGAACCCGAGCGCGCCCTCGTGGGTGCAGCGGTGGCTGGAGGCTGGCCATGCGTGAAGCCGACATCGAGGACTACCTCGTGTGCCGCGTCATGGCGATGGGCGGGGAAGTCCGCAAGGTGCAGTGGGTCGGCCGCCGCGGCGCGCCTGACCGGCTCGTGATGCTGCCGCAGTGGCGACCGTGCGGGACAAACGCTGTGGCGAACTGGGGGAAGACCGTCTCCGTGTGGGTCGAGCTCAAGGCGCCCGGCAAGGCGGCCACGTTCCCGGCCAACGCGCACGAGCGCCAGCAGGCGCGCGAGCACGAGCGCATGCGCGAGATGGGTCAGCGCGTCGAGGTCATCGACTCGCTGGCCGGCGTCGAGGCGCTGCTGTCATGAGCGACATCGAAGCCCTCGCCCGCCGGATGTACGCCGAAGGCGCCGCCGAGCGCGGCCCCGCCTGGGACCAGCTCGGCGACACGACCAAGAGCGTGTGGCTTGAGCGAGCTGCCGCCGAGATTTACGGGGATCTCGCATGAGGGTGCTCTCAATCTGCACCGGTATGGGCCTGATGGACCGCGCCTACCTGGACGCCGGATACGAGGTCGTGCCCGGATGCGAGATCGACGCCGACAAGCGGGCCATGTACCGCGAGCTGTGCGGCGGCGAGCCGCTGGTGCACGACCTTGCCGATCTGCCCGACGCCGTGCGCGGCGAGCGCTTCGACGGGATCATCGGCGGCCCGTCGTGCCAGTCGCATTCCAAGCTGAAGGCGATCCGCACGCCGAAGTTCCCCGACCTGACACCGCTGGTGGAACGTCTGCTCTACAGCGTGCAGCACGACTGGTTCAAGTTCGAGAACGTCGTGCCGATCGACATCCCCGGCGCCGAGCACACGCGGTTGAACGCGATGCACTTCTACCGGCCGCATCAAAGCCGCGTGCGCTGGTTCACCCACTCGCCATGCCTGCTGCCCCCCAAGGCTGTGTTCAGCGGCGACGTGGACGACCTCATGGCCTACAGCATCGTGGCCGGTCGCATCTACGGCCCGAAGCGCGGCGCCAAGCTGCAGGGCTACCCGGCCGCTGCGGCGCTGCCGTTCCGTTGCACGACGCTGCAGCACGGCCTCGCCGATGCGGTGCCGTACCCGCTCGCGCTGGCGTGGGCGGAAGCCATCAAGTCGCAGATGTTCCAGATGTTCTTTGACATCGCATGAAGCGCCGCGCCTACACCCCCCGACCCTACGCCGAGCTCGCGATGGAGCACTTCGCGAACGTGCCGCGCTGCGCGCTCTTCGCGAAGCCGGGCATGGGCAAGACGACGATGGTGATGACCTTCCTCGAGTACCTGCACCGGGTATGGGGCGAGGACCGCCCCACCCTCGTGCTGGGCCCGAAGCGCGTCGCGCAGCATGTGTGGCCCGACGAATCGAAGAAGTGGCAGCACCTGGCGGGCCTCGAAGTGGTCGCCGCCGTCGGCACCGCCGACGAGCGCGCCGCTGCGCTGCGCCTCGACGCGCCGGTCGTCGCCACGAACTACGACAACCTGCCGTGGTTGCGCGACCACTTCAAGCGCGCCCGTCGTGCGTGGCCCTTCGCGACCGTCGTCGCCGACGAGTCGACCCGGCTGAAGTCCTTCCGCGTGAAGCAAGGCGGCGTGCGCGCCCAGGCCCTCGGCGAGTTTGCGCACAAGGATGTCGAGCGCTGGATCAACCTCACCGGCACGCCGGCGCCCAATGGGTTGATCGACCTATGGGGACAGACGTGGTTTCTGGATGCCGGCGCCCGGCTGGGCCGCACGTTCGGCGCATTCGAGGATCGCTACTTCGCCTACAAGCGGAAGAAGGACGCGATCACGCACAAGGTCGGCGTCCAGCAAATCATCCTGCCGCACGCGCATGACCTCATCCACGAGAAGCTGGCCGACATCTGCCTGACGTTGGACCCGCGCGACTGGTTCGACATGCGCGAGCCGGCGGTCAACGTCATCGAGGTGGACCTGCCGAGCCGCGCCCAGGCGAAATACCGCGAGTTCGAGCGCGAGCTCTTCGTGCAGCTCGACGGCAACGACATCGAGGCCTTCAGCGCGGCGGCCAAAACGATGAAGTGCCTGCAGCTCGCCAATGGCGCGGCGTACCTCGAAGACGGCAAGACCTGGGTCGACGTGCACGACGCCAAGCTTGAGGCGCTGGAATCGCTGGTCGAAGAGAACGCCGGCGAGCCGGTGCTGTGCGCCTACCACTTCAAGAGCGACCTCGCCCGCCTGCTGGCGAAGTTCCCGGACGGCCTCGACCTGGCGACCGACGCCGGCATGGCGGCCGCGAAGTCGGGCCAGGGCCGCGTGTGGTTCGGCCACCCTGCCGGCATGGGCCACGGGGTCGACGGCCTGCAAGAGCACTGCGCCACCGTCGCCTTCTTCGGGCACTGGTGGGATCTCGAACAGCACGACCAATTCATCGAGCGCGTCGGCCCGATGCGCCAGCTTCAGGCCGGCAAGGACCGGCTCGTCACCGTGCACTACATCGTCGCCCGCCGGACGATCGACGAGGTCGTCG